GGCCATACTCGACTACTTGGATCACCATAACCAAAACCCAAAGCCATTCCGATGGACCGCCGACGCCGACAAGATCCTCGAACGCGTCGCAAATGTTTGTAAACGAATTAACGACTCAGGACACTAGCCACAAGTCGACTCCCATCGCTTGACGGCCTCGATTGCATCCTCCTCTGAAGCGAACCTGCCCAAGCTCATCCTGCCGCGACGTGTCGAGACGCGGGCGCGCCAGCGGCCTCCGTCGAGACATACATACCGGTAGCGAGAAGTTCCCCAATTCCGGTTCCGCTGGTTCTCAGCGTGGGTCACGAGCCTCAGGTTCTCGACGCGGTCGTCGCTTCGGTCCCGATTGATGTGGTCAAGCAGGCGCGGGTACGAGTCGATGCCATGCACGTACAACCACACGAGCCGAGACCGCTTGTACGCTCGCCCGTTGATCACGATGCGCCAGTAGCCGTTGCTTCCCCGCCCGCCGGCCAGATCCCCTGGTAAGACGCTCTTGCGTTTGACCTTCCAGAACAATTGGCCGCCGCGCAACTCGAACAGTTCGTGCAGCTCTTGTTGGGTGATATCGAGAGGCTTGATCGCGCCGCCGTCGCTACTTGGGCCTCTTTGTTCCATCACCGGCTGATTTTGGAGTTAAGGCCTGCACATCGGCCGGAACGGATCAGTCCTCTAGTCGTTCCGTCATCGGCGATCCCAATTGCCGCGGGCCGTTGATTAGGACCGCTGCTGCTGAAGGCCCGGCTCGGAAAGATCGACTTCGATGAGCATGCGGCACGCGACGGCCGCGATCTCCTTGGCGAGGTCGGCCACGACTTCGTTGAGAAAGCCCGGCTCCTTGTCGGATTCGTCCAAGAAGGTGTCGACGTCGAGATGCACAATCTCCCACATCCGATCGATGTTCGCTCTGAGGATCGCGCAGCCCTCGAATCGGCTGCGAATCGGTTGGCACTGTGCGGCGTGCCACTTCAGGCGCGTGGTCACGTCAGCCAATGCTTCATCAATGCTTTGCGGCATGAATGCTTCCTTAACGAAGGGGGAACTAAAACGGCACGTCCGACAGATCAACTTCACTCCAGATCGGGCTCGGCTCCGGCTTCGGGCCGAGCTTGTATCCGATGATCCGGTCGAACTTCTCTCCGACGACCGACCGCACCGTGATGAACTCTGCCGACGCGAGGGCCCCGACGTTGGCCCGCTCGACCGCCTCCTCGGCCGACTCCGGGACGGGATCAGGCGAGCGTTCCTTCCACCACTGGACCGCCTTGCGCCGCGCCCAGCCGGTGTGCTCGAAGCAGATCCATTCGCTGACCCAATGGTCGAGTCCCAGGCGGTAATCGACCCGCATTGTCTTGGGGGTGTGCTCCGCGGCGTCCTTCTTGGTGTGGACGCTGTAGATCACGTCCCGGACTTCCCACTCCTGGTCAATCACCTCGCCGGAGAGGACGCCGTGAGATGCGGCGCGGTCGTCGTGCTTTTTCGCCTCCGGCTTGGGGAACTCGCGGCCGCATTCGGGGCAGACGCGGTAGGCGGCGGCGATCAGCGCTCGGCAGCCGGGACATTCCTTTGCCGGCGCCTCGCCGGTTCCGCGCGCTCCTCTCTGCTGCGCGCGGACCTGGTCGACTGGCCCATGCCGGAGAACGTTGCCGCCGTAGTCGAGGACGAGGCAGTCATTTTTGCCGGGATGGAGCCGGAACCCGCGGCCGACCATCTGGTAATACAGTCCCGGCGACATCGTCGGCCGCAGGAGGACGACGCAGTCGACGTTGGGCGCGTCGAACCCGGTCGTCAGCACGTTGACGTTGCAGAGGTATTTCAGCGGCTGGGCCGCGCGCTGACCGAAGTCGATCTGCAGTTGCCGGACCCACTCCTGGTTCCGAAACCGCGCTAACAGGCGGTCCCGCTCGGCATCGGGCGTCTCGCCGCAGACAAACCCGCACTCCACGCCGTGTTTCTCGGCGAGCACCTGGCACACGTGCCAGCCGTGCTGGACGCCGGCCGCGAAGATCAGGACCGCCTGGCGGTCCTTGGTCAGATCGACGATCTCCGCGCAGGCGGCTTCAACCAGGGCGGCCTCGTCCATCACCGCTTCGACTTCGCTGGCGACGAACTCGCCGGCGCGGACGTGCAACTGCGACGTGTCGGCCCTGGCGATCCCCGCTTTGCTGACCAGTTTCGACAGACACCCGTCGCGGATCAGTTCCCGGACGCCGGCCTCGAAGCAGACCGCATTGAGGAAGTGATCCGCGCGGCAGATCGGACCGGCGTCCAGCCGGAACGGCGTGGCAGTGAACCCGACGACCCGCAGATGCGGACAGAGCGCCTTCGCCTCCGCCAGGAACTGCCGATACATCCCTTCGCCGTCGGCGGGGATCAGATGGCATTCGTCGACGAGGATCAGGTCGAACGCGCCGAGTTCCTCCGCCCGCTGGTAGACCGACTGGATGCCGGCCACGATCACGGAATGCTCCGTGTCGCGGCGCTTGAGGCCGGCCGAATAGACGCCGACCTTCAAGTCGGGGCAGACCTGTTTCAGCTTGTCGACCGACTGTTGCAGCAGTTCCTTGACGTGCGCCAGCACCAAGACGCGGCCGTTCCACGCCTGCACGGCGTCGCGGCAGATCGTGGCCATCACCGGCGTCTTGCCCCCGCCGGTCGGAATCACGACGACCGGGTTATCGTCGTGTTGCCGCAGGTGCCGGTAGACGGCGTCGACGGCTGCTTGCTGATAGGGTCTCAGGATCAAGGGATCAGCCACCCGTGGTACTGGAGTTCGCTCGGGAGAAGGTCGTCCTCGAACGTCTGGAGAACCTCGTGGAACCACCAGTCCCACGCCCGCGGGTCGGCGAGCCCGCTGAGCCAGCCGGCTCGGCAGGGGAACATTCTTCGTCGGCGACGGCTACGAGAGCGGCGAGCTGACATTCGGCGCGGGCCTTTCCATCGGGGGCGTGCAGCTCGATGACGGCCCGGCGGACCTGGCTGTCGTCGAGGTAGATGCCGGCGTGCTGGAGTGCGTCCCACACGCCCTTCTGAAAGTTGTCCCAGTCGCGGCGGCGGCGATCGGGAGGATAGAGATGCAGTTCCGCCTGGAGAGGGATCGCAAGAGGCTGCCGAACCCGCCCCGCGAGGAGAGCGCACACCGTCTTCCGGTAGGCTCGCCCTTCGCGGCTCAGGAGCGTGCGGTAGCCGACGTGCCGGTAATACCGGTTGACGCTCGGCGGGAACGGCAGCACAAAGCGGAGCTTGGCTACCGCGGCTGCCCTGTGAGGAAAGGACATAGAGATGTCCCCAGGGTCAGTGGGAAATGACCGGGCATGCGTCTCCCACGGGGAGTTGCGGGGACGATCGATCGCCGTCTGTCGACGTCGCCGAATGCGTCGATTGCTGTCGTCGCCGCTCAACCGCGTCGGCAAGTCACGCACGCATGCCCGAGTCTTCAGGACCGCCTCCAGGGCGGACCGCCGGAGGCGGCTTGTGCCTGCGCACCGCTGTCGCGGAGCTTCGGCGATGAGCTTTGCCGGAGCTCGGCGGAGCCGTGCGGAGGCACCGGGTCCAGGGCCGTGCCCTGGCGACTCCGATAGCCCTTGATGACGTTGGACGGTTCGTCGGTGTCGGCCCGCTTCTCGACGCGGACCTTCACGAACAGCGGTAGGTCGTGCAGTTCGCAGCTGTCCTTGGGCTCCATGACCCCCACGGCCCGGCAGATCGCCGACAGCGTGGCCCGCGCGATCTTCACGGCCAGTTCGTTGGGGTTGGCCAGGTTCAGCCGGTCCCACAGCTTGCGCCCCTTGTACGGGCCGTCGATCACCTCGAACTCCAGCTCCAGGTAAGAACCGTTGCCCGCCTTGGTCGGCTTCTCGTCCGAGGCGGTGATCACGCACAGGTACTCCCCGGCGGGGATCGGGTCGAACGATTCGCTCGGTTCCACGGTGTTGGCGTTGAACCCACGCAGGTCGGCCATGCGATGCACTCCTGATCGGTTGGTGTTGGAAGGCTGCGCGCACGGGGAGCGCAGGGAATGGTTCAAGGGAAAGGAGAATCGGCTGCGAGAGTCGCTACGCCGTCAGGCCGAGATGCCGGCCGTACTCCCGGAAGTCGAGCGGCAGTTCCTCGGGAAGAGCGAGGCGGTTCTTGGCCATGTGCGCCGGCCGCTCGGTGGTCCGCAGAATGCGGTCGCCGGTGCCGATCCCCCGCGTGCGGGTCTTGTCGAACCCTTCCTCGGTCTGGCGCGTGTGGACCTTGTACGTGGCGAACAGTACCTCGTCGCACCACTCCTGGATCAGCGCCGAGGCGTGCTTGTTGAGTCGCGGCGAGTAGCGGTCGTAAGCGTCGGTCTCGGGGTTCTCGAACCGCTCGATCTTGGCATGAGCGATCAAGATCACCATCATCCGCCGCTCGTTGCGGAGCGCGCTGAGTCCGTCGAGGACTTCCTGCCACGGTTCGAGGGCGAACACGTACCCCTTCGAGAACCCGTAGTCCTCGACGGAGGTCACCGGCCGCCCTTTCTCAGTTGATGGTTTGCGGCGCACGACCTCGGCCCAGATGAGCCGCTCCAGCCAGTCGAGGCTGTCGATCACCACGGTCTGGTAGTCGTGCGACTCCGTGTAGAGCGCGGTGATGGCTGCCATCACGTCCTCGAACGCCTGCGCCAGCGGGAAGCGGGCGCAGGCGATGTCGGCCAGGCCGTCTTCCGTGGGGATGAAGATCGGCGCGGGGGCCATCGCCCCGAACGTGCTCTTGCCGATGCCGTGGACGCCGTAGAGCATCACGCGGCGAGGCCTCGTGGATCGACCGGTCTCAACCGACTGCAGAAGACTCATCTTGCTCACCTCGATTCGCGCCTGCTGGAACCGCCTCTCTCTACTGTTAGGCTTTCCGCTTGGCGTCGGTGTGGGCGACACGCTCGGGACAATTTTTCGGAATTCGCTCGCCGTCGAACTTGTCGCGCAGCCGGCGCAGATGGACCCGCACCGTGCGCCGTTCAATGCCGTTCTCGTCCGCGACCTCCCGTTCCGACTGGAACTGCAGCTGCTCGCAGAGATGGCGCGTGCGGGGAGGAGCCGCGTCGAGCATCACGGCCACGTCGTGCGTCGCCTCGAACAGTTCCGCCTCGCTGGGCGCGTACCGGCCGGTGAGGCCTTCGCGGTGTTGCGGGCCGACCTGCGTCGCCAGTGGGACATCGACGCCGTCAGCGTCCTTGACCAGTACGTCGAGCGAGTGGACCGTGCCGTCGAGACGATGCTTCGCACGTCGTCGGCGGATGACGATCTGCGCGGCGTGCCGTTCGACGACCGTGGCGACGAACGACTCCCAGTCGCCCGCCGCTGGATCGAAGTTGGGAGCGGCCCGCCACACGGCCAAGAGCAGCGACTGTTCGAGGTCAGGGCGGTCGGCGTCCCGCAGCGCGGCGAGTCCCATGAGCTGCCGCGCCTTGCGGCGGATGAACCGGGCGGCGAAGCCGGCGGTCAGTTCGTGATCCAGGTCGATCGCGGGAGACGAGGGAACTGCAACTTGAGACATGACAAACTCCGGTCAGAGGTGCCTGGTGCAGTGCCCGATGCACTGCGGACACCCCCCGCCGGAATTGCAGATCCTGGGGGCGAATTCTTGGGGGCGGTTTGTAACTCCTGATGGACAAGCCGGTTGCGAAGTGAAAAATCCGAATTGCAGTTGCAGATCCTGGGGCCAACTGCAATTTCATGAAACGAACCGGAGCACCTGGTCGAGGTCGTCCGCCACGTTCCATAGCAGACGGAGCTCGATCGCACGCGGGTCATTGAGGGAACGACTGACGCGGGACTCGGTGATGCCGACCCGGCGGGCCAGATCCTTTTGCGTCGGTCGCGGCAAGAGCCGCGGCTCGCCCTGCGTGGTCAACGTGTGGTGGGCATGGTCCCGCGCAGCGCGGAGGTGCTGCTTGAGTTCGGCGACGAGCGCCTCGATGTCGGTCGCGCGCGTCTTGCGGCGCGTCGGGACCGCCTTCCGGCCGGACCGCGACACGGGTCCGCCGGCCGTCAATAATTCGGTAAGCCGGTCCTCGTCCCAGTCGAGGCCGCCCTCCGACCAGCAGGTCAATTCGCGCAGCGATCCCGCGACGACCCCCTCCGGCAGTGCCGCTCGCGGCATGCGAGACGGAACCAACAGTAGCGCCGGCGCGGCCAATTGAGCGCGGGTGATGATCTCAGCGGCGTCGCGGCGTCCGAGATGGAGTCCGAACCAAGCCGCTGTCGTGACGGCGTCGCGCTGCAGCCGACCGAGCCGCCACACTCGCCCCGGAATTCGTTCGCTTGAATTGCCGGTTACAGGGAGCGATCGACCGATCAAGGCCATCAATGTGACAGAATCAATCTGCCAGCGACGCAACCGATCGAGCGGCACTTCGTAGAGGCCGCAGTGGGGACAGGGGAAGAGCGCCCGCGAAAGCCCGTCGGCGGCTTCGGTGTAGATCACTTCCCGGAAAGGCGCCTCGGCACATTCCGCGCAGGCCAGGCTCTTCGCCGGCGACAACTCCCGAAGCAATCCCGCTGCGGAAAGTGCGGACACGAACGCTTCACATCCATCGCCGAGCGTCTCCCCGTGCAGGATCGGCCTCTCATTCTCAAGGGCCGACAGCAATTGCAGCCATCCGCTCGATGCCGCGTCGTCGTCGGAACGCCGCTCGACGGAAGCGGTCTTTCGGTGTTGTTCAACGAGGCACTCAGTCACGGGCGATCCTCCACATCCGCAGGTGCCGGCGGGCAACGTCGGCCCGGTCAGGGGGTTGGCTCCGCAGGTTGCAGATGTTGGGAGCCGAGATGTCGATCGTCATCGAGCCGCCGCGACGTCGGAACGTCTTGCGGAACAGGAACCGCATCGTGGCCGACGTGACCCGCACGTCGTCGAGTGGGACTTCCTCTTCGTTGAGACAGTCGTCCACCATGCGGAGCACGTCGTGCGAATCCCCGTCGCGCGATTCGAGCGTGATCCGCCGGCTGCGGTCCGGGAGGTCAAGCCGCAGCCGTTTCAGTTCCACATGGATTTCATCCGCGGGGATCGTTTCCAGGCGGAAGTCGCGGTCCTTGAGACGGTCGAGGTGGTACACCTGCCGGGGAATGCGGGGGCCGATCTCGGTGTCGAGGATCATCCACGCGAACGCTTCTTCGAGGGGGATCTTCAGCCGAGGCGGAATGGCGGCCGACATTTCCAGCGTGCCGGTCGGCTGGTGGTAGGCGAAGACGATCTCGAACGTCTGCCGCACCGAGCGCGTTGTGAGCTGCCCCTGGTCGTCGTGCAGCGTCACCGTGCGGATGAAGTCGTCCGGGTAGCAACAGAAGTAATCGGTGCCGTTGTCTCGCTGGAAGTATTCGATCGTGCACTTCTGTCCGCGGCCCTGCTCCTTCATGAGCAGCCGCGAGATGCTGCGGGCCAGGCTGTCGAGCGCGTGGTCGTCGGTGCGGGGCGCAACCTGAGGCAGGTCGTCCCGCTTCCGCCAGCCGTGGCGGTGCTCGATCTGGTGGTAAATGAGGGCTTTCTCGAACA